TGCCGCCGTCGTTTGACGAGCAGTCAACCAGCAATACGCAGCCGCCGCCGTTGACTGTGTTGAAGTCAGTCGAGGTATTGAGGCAGGCCGCGCCGCCGATCGTTGCAAACGAGTGCAACGGCCGGTCGACCAGCAGTGGCATTTTATTGCTGGACGTCGTTGCCACTTACGGCCTCTCTAGTCTTCTCAGATTGTATCCAGAAATAGACTGTGGCGTTCTAAACGCAAGACGCCTCAGCTCATTGGCTCATTGCGACGAGGGCCGCCGCCTACCCCAAACCGAGTACCCCGCGCCTTACGCGGGCCTTGAATCGGACCATCGCCCGGAGCACTACCCCAGCCGATATGGCTTTGCACCTCCGCATCGTCCGTCGCACCGCCCCCTTCAGCGAAGGCGCCCCACTGGTCAGGCCGGGTGAACTGTGGCGCCTCCTCGGTCGCATAGCGCTCACCATCGCCATAGGGATTGCGACTATGAACGACATTGCCTTCCGAGATAAACGACTTTGCGTTCTGCGGATTATTTGGCACCGTGCCGCGAGCGTCCGCAAAGAACTGCCTGGCTTCCTTGTGCCCCTCCTTGTTGAGGTACCACTCGTTAAAGCGTGTGCTGCGCTTGGGCCCTTGCCGATACTTCCGATCGGCAAGACCCTCGCCACCTGGCTGCTTTTCTTTGCGGCGCTTCATGATGGCTCCTTAGAAAAGGCCTTGACCTTGATAACCGCCCACGGTCGGGAGTCCCGCTAGTTCGTTGCGGTTGCGCCAGATTTTTGCGTTCACCAGCTTTGTGAACTCGTCCGCTCCTTCCGGCATGTTGAATTCACCAACAGCTCCTGCGGGAAGCTGGTAGCCCGTGGTTGCAGCGCTCTGGGGCTGCATGTTGAACGCGCCTTCGCCTGCGCCAGTGCTCTTGGCTTGAGGCACGATCGCCTGCAGTTCGGCCATCTTGCTTCGATTCACCCCGGCCACCATCCCCGGCTCGTTCCCGACGGTGACACCAGGAGCCACAGGCGCGCCGTCGTAAAGGGCGTACTTGGCATTCATCAATGCCTGCTCGCCCACTGTCGGCTTCACCTGATCAATCGTTGGGGCAGAGGGCACCCCGCCGCCCATGGTTGGCTGACCAGCGGGGAACTTCTTCATGTACTCGCGCAGGGCCATGCCCTTGTTCGCCCGTGCCCACTCAGCCATGGCGCCGGTGTAACCCATGCCCTGGATGATCTCGTCGATCGAGCCTTCGCCAACAGCCCGCTGCGCGGCGTAGTAGCCAGCCAGGTTGTCGCCCTTGTATTTGTCCTGCAGGGCGAGATCTTTCATCGCCTTACCCTGCTCGGTATCCCAGTACTCCTTGGAGGCGTACTGCTGCATCATGCGGCGCGCCTCGGATTCGCGTGCCGTACCTGCGGGTGTGACATGCGTTGTCCAGCTAGAGCCAGCCGAAGCCAGCGTCTCGTCAGGGACGGCGGCGGTGTAGGCCCCGACCGCAGCATTCTGGTCGTCGCGCAGCTTCTTCAGCTCGGCGGGCGTCAGGGGCTTGTTATGAATCCGAGGGTCACGCGATGCCAGGGAAGCAGGCTGATACGCCGACGCAGGCGCTGGGACCCCGCTAGTTAAGCGGCGCATCTCCTCGGGTGTGAACCGTGGACGATCCCCAAGCACCCCAAATGGATTGGCAGCCGCACGCAGGCCTTGATTGATTCGGGTCGGAACGAAGCCGCCGAAGAACCCTGGCTGGTTCGTCATGAGCTCACCGCTCGGCTGCATCCAGCGCCGCTCGGCCCGTCCGGACAATGTCTTGTTAGCGGGCACTGTGACCCATTTACCGTCAGCCACTGCTTACCTCCAGCTGATTGAGCCTGTTGCCTGGGCGATGCGCGTGCCCACGGCGGTGTCTGCTGGCCCCGGGATGGCCATGATGAATTCGGCGCCGGCACGCTCAAAGGCGTAACGGCGGACCTCGTCGCGGCGATAGTTCGCTACATACAAGGTCTCAGCCAGGCGATCTACCTCCCGCAGGTAGACCTCCCGGTAGTCGCGATCAGCCTTCAGCGGATCAGACGAATAGATCGCACGATCCGTATCGCCTGTAATTCGCTCGATCCGGCTGGGCTGAGGCTGATCTTCAACACGGAAGATCTGCGAGACCTTGTACGCCTTATCGCAGCGATCAAGGTGCTCGAGCACCCGTGCATAGAAGTAGCTATCAGGCACCCGCGCCATAGCCTCCTCCAATCTGGCGACATCGCCAGCGGGGAGGTTGGCACCTACGTTGTAGCCCAGGTGAAACCTGCAGCGACTTTTGTCGTAGTTGTTAAGTTCCAGGGAACCTCAACGCGACCTGGGCCTCATTCTAAGAAGCTCAGCCGATGTAGATCAGATCTTCTGCAATCACCTCGTCCCAATCCACGCGGCCGATCTTGCGCAGTTGCTCGAGATTCTTGAATCGCTCGCCGGGCAGAGACAGGCGCAGCTCGACAATCTTCTTAGCGGTTGCGTAGCCAATACCCTTGACGTGCTTAGCGATGCCTTCAGCGGTGGCCACGTTGAGGTTCAAACGGGTATCCGCAGGGATCGCGGATTCGGGCAGCTTGTCCTCATCCTCCTTGGGTTCTGCACTTTGGGGCTCGATCGACACGCCAGTGCGACCTTTGCCGGGTTCGTACGAGACAAGATCAGCCAGGGCCACGTAGCTCACAGAGCCAGTGCTGTTCTTGACCATCGCCCACTCCTTGTCGTGGTGGCCGATGAATTCAACGATCTGACCGTTCTTGGTGTTCTGGTACAGCGCCATAAGACACAAAAAAGAGGGCGCCTGACTTTGCAGACGCCCTCATTGTAGGGATAAACAACCGATCAGGACTCGGTGATGAACGGCAGGTAAGTGCTGTTCACGTCGGGCACCACATCTTCGATGTAGTAGCAGACTTCAACCACGATCGGAGTCCCGCCAGTGGCGGTGGAGGTCAGGGTGGAGCCAGCGGCGGTACCGGTGCTGTCGGTGACGAACACCTTCAGAGTCTCGGCGCCGGTCAGAGCCACGGGAGTGATCAGACCTTTGCTGTTAGCGACGGGAGCCACGGTGCCACCGGAGACAGCCACAGCCGAAGAGGTCGTGGAGACTGCGGTAGCGGTGATGGTGTCGTCGTTCGCCAGGGCGTCGGCCACCTTCAGGCGGTTGGTGTTGGTACCAACCAGGCCAGAGAAGGCGGTGCCCACGCCACGGTCCTTACGCAGATCGGGCACGCGGATACCAACGCGGTAGATGTTGGCGCCAGCGGGCACGGTCAGACCGGTGATGTTCGGACGAGGCTTGTCGTCCTGACGCAGGTCGGGGCTAGGGATGGTGATATCGAAGCTGGTACCACCAGTTGCACCCACCAGTGCGTAGCCGATCACCTGGTAGTAGGTGCGGCCGGGGAGAGCCACAACAGGCTGACCCTGGTAGCTGCTCAGTTCGGTAACCCAGTTACCGGGGTAGATCTTCTTCGCCATTGTTCGTTACCTCCTATCAGTACACGAAGCTGTAGGCGACGGTGATGAAGTCCTTGTTCAGGATCTCAAAACCGGCGAAGAGCGACCAAATCATGATAATAAAACGACTGAAATCGTCGTTGTTATTCAACAGGATCTGAGCGTTATTACCACCGATACCCACGCCCACGGCTTGAGGGCCGAAGAACAGCATGGGGGCGGCAGTGGTCACGGCAGAGGTGATCGACGCATCAGCGATGGTCACCTGCAGAGACTTCTCGGGGAGGTTGGTCGACTCGAACCAGCGGACACCCTCAAAGAGGAAGCCGGTAGGCATCACGGGCTGACCAGCCACGAAGCCTGCCTGGCCGTAAGCGGGGCCCATGCCATAGAAGAAGTTGGCGTTGGGAGCCTGCTCGGGCTGCAGGGGGTTGACCATACCGTTACCCGCGTAACGAGCGATCTCACGGAACGCGTCGTTCTGGCGCAGGTGCATCATTGCGGTGGGATCCGCGATGCAACGGTAGTAGCCATCGGCGAAGGTCGGGACATTGCGCTTGCGCATGTCCTTGACCACAGCCAGGAGGTCGGTCTTGACGTCGAACTTCGCAGACTGACCGGCGCTGTAGCTCAGATAAGGAGCAGCAGAACCTTTGGTCTTGTTCAGGGGGTAGTAGTAACCACCCTGAGTGCTGTCGGCCTTGCCATTGGCTTCGGCTTTGAACAGCTCGTCAGCGAAGACGCGGTCGCGCCAACGGCGATAGTCGTCCAGCAGAGTCAGCGAACCGATGCTCTGGTGGAACACATTCAGGTTGCCGGTGTCCAGCAGCAGGCGCTGGGCAGTCAGCAGGGTCTCACGAGCCACCTTGAAGGTGGACGGAGCGGTGGGATCAAGGGGATCAGC